TCACTTGGGGCAAATACAGTAATGCGAACATCACTCCTTCCGATGTATCGAATGTTCAGTTAGAGAAGGGTTCAACCGCATCTTCCTATGTTCCCTACACGATGGACGGAGTTGAAGTGGCAGAGAGACTTTCCTACAAGAAGATTTACTTCACTCCGACAAATTGCAATTCGGAATCTTCGTATGATGGATGCTATTACTTCAAGGAAAACGGAATCGTCCATGTGCATATAGGTGCGTCAACACCTTCCTCAATGGGTTCTGTTATCAACATAGGCACTCTTCCGAGTGGATACAGACCGAAGGGAGTTGTAAGAGCATCGGGTGAATCGGGTAATATATCGAATGTTCAAGGGTATGCGTATTTCCGAGTAATGAACGATGGAACAATAGACGCACAAGTACAATACACCTTCTTTGGTGTGGATTTCTGTTTCTTGGCAGAAGGGTAATCCCCTTAATGAAGGGAAAGGAAGGAGAAGGAATGAACAACATCGAGTTAGTAAACATTTTGATGGATATCTACAACACCTTGCCGACAGTTTATGCCAAAGGTGGCATAGGGTGGAAGTTGACCGATTACAGATACAATTATCTGCGGAATCAGTATGCAGACAACAAGAAATACCTGACTCCCGACACCAAAGGGAAGTATGCGTGTGATTGTTCGGGTATGATTGTAGGAGCTGCGTATGATGGTTGGAGAGTTGACCACGAACCCACTTGGCAGAGAAGTCACGATTGGAATGACGCATCTCTCCATGACCTGATGACCGACAAGGTTAAACCGCAGAATGCCATTCTTGGTATGTGTTTGTGGAAGAAAGGCCATGTCGGACTCTATGTTGGAAACGGAATGTCGCTTGATTGCAATTATGATTCCGCAACGAGCAATGGCATCCACTTTCGGAAGATTGAGGAAGTGGGATGGACAGAAGCCGGAAAGTTGCCCGAAATTCAGTACATCACTCCGAAGGTTGGGGATGTCATTCCGATGGTCATCACGAAGATTGACGGAACAAAAGCCTATGGAGAGGCAGATATCGTAAATCCTGAACCGCAGCCGACACCGACACCGGCTCCCATAACTGTGGGAAGTCGGGTGACGATAAATCCAGGGGCGAAAGCCGGAGGGTTGTCATCGTCAAGGGGAGTTGCCATTGATCCCCGCTATGCAAACGGTCAGTACATCGACACAGTAACCAAAATAGAAACGCACTACGGCGTTCAAGAGGCGTTGTTGAGAAACATTGTGACATGGGTTGCGTTGGATTCATTAAAAGCGGTTTAGGAGGGGCGTATGAGTTCAGAGGTAGTGGTAGCTTTGATAACAGGGGCGTGTACATTGTTAGGTGCGGGAATAACGGCGGTTTCGGGTTTAGCCTTAATAAGATATCGTCTGAAGGTTGTTGAGTCCAAAATAGACGAACACAACGGTTACGCCAAAATGTACACAGAGGCGCACGAGGATATTTTGCTTATTAAAAAGGATATGGAATATCTAAAAGATAAAGTCAATGACTTGTCGGAGAGGAGCAAAAAATGATTAAACGAGTCAAAGAATCTAATTTTTGGAAGGCTACGATTATCCGTGCCGTCAGGACGATGGCGCAGACCGCTATTGCTACCATCGGAACCGCCTTCGTTTTGTCTGATGTTCAATGGGGCGTTGTGTTGAGTGCTTCGGTCCTTGCGGGAATCCTCTCGATTCTGACTTCCATTGCCACCGGTCTGCCCGAAGTTGACACCGAAAGCGGAAAGTGATATTCTTTCCGTATGGGGCAAAAATCATTAGCGACAATTTAGCGACAGTAGAACAGAAAAGCCTTATTTTATGGGCGTTCACGATGGAAAGCGTAAAACGGTATACTTTCTGAAACCTTCTTCTGCCATGATCAGCAAAATAAGCACTTTCCGCTTGGAAGTGCTTATTTTGTTATGGTTTCAGAGTTTTTTATCTTCGGAGAAAATCCGAATAATTTTGATAAAATCGGAATTGATTAGCGACAAATTAGCGACAAATTTTTGATATTTCCGCTTTCAGCTGCTCCATTGTCCTATGCGAATAGACCTGACTCTCGACATCTTTTCCGAGGGAATGCCCCATCATCAAGTGTTTTGAAATCTGATCTACGCCGTATGTATCGCATAACCAGGAGAAAGTGTGACGGCAATCATGCGGAGTATGATTCATTCCTAAAGCCTTCATTGTCTTTTTCCATTCACGCCGGAGAGGGGTTTCAGAAGTGATTTTCAGTTTTCTGATGAATGGTTGAATATAAGGGTGGATGGGGATTTCCCTTTTCACGCCTTTTACGCCTCCGTAAATCGTTTCTTTTCTTATTTCCCACGAGAATATCGCACCGACACGAAAACCTGTGTAAATGAGGCTTAAAATGATTCTGACGGTATTCTCCGTTTGGTGTTCCCACAGTTTTTCGATTTCCTCTGCCGAGAAGGGGATTCCATGCTCGTCATCCTCCGGCTTGTTTATCTTCAGAAATCGGGCGGGATTCTTACGGATCAGATTCTCCCTGTCGGCATAATCAAAAGTCTGCTTTATCACAGACACGATGTTTTCAACACCGGCTCTTTTGTGCGGTAACGAGTCAACGAGCCTCTGTAAGTCATTCGGAGAGATGGAGTCAATCATCTTTCGGGAAAGCGGTTCAAGGTTCTTGGCTGCGCCTCTAATCGTTTTTTCGGTTCCCTTGGAATATTTCTTCACTCCGTTGAATTTAGCGTCTAAAAACGCCTCTAACACTTCCCCAAAGGTCGCAGAATCTCCCAAAGGGTTTGCATTCCATTCTGTGAGTGCTTTCAGAGCATCCTGGTATGTTTCATAATATCCGATGGCTTTTCGGGCGACAGGGTTTCCGTTTTGGTGATATTCAATAGTTGGGGGATAAGCTCCCCACGGCTTTCTCCTGACTCCCGATAACTTTTTTATCGAGCCGAATCCGTTAGGCAATCTATGAAGTTTCCGCATCTTTAATCTCCTTTAACTTTCTGACATAATCCATCAGCCGGTTATAAAGGGTTACATCCTGACATACTTCCTCGATAAGTGCTAAATCTTCATCAGGCAGCGGCTTTCCCCATCCGAGCAATTCCGTTGGCGTGATCCCGAAGATTTTAGCGAAGCGGACAACCTTGGACGCAGAAACACGCCTTTGACCGCTTTCAATGAGGCATATTGAGGCTTTCGTTGCGAATCCCATCTTCTTTGCAAGTTCGCCTTGCGTCCATCCTTTTTTCTCACGAAGTTTACGAATCTGTTCATTGATTTCCATTTTCATTTCCCTCCTTCCCTCTCTATTCTACCACAAAACAGTTAACTTGTGAAATAAAAAGTTTTCAAAAATGGTTGACAAAGTGTAAACTTTGGTTTATATTGAAGGTGTTTACAAAATGTAAACGGAAAGGAGTGATACGATGGCAGACACCGAGAGAATCCTTCTTCTTATCGAGCGAAGAGGACTCAAAAGGAAGAAGATTGCTGAAATGATGGGCATTTCCGTTACATCCCTATGGCGCAAGATAAACGGAAAGTCCGAGTTTGACGCAAGAGAAATCGTTGCGTTTTCGGACATCCTGGGTGTATCGAGCAATGCCGAGCGTGACCGTCTTTTTTTACGCAAAAGCGGTTGACAAAATGTAAACGGAGGAAATGAAAATGGAAGAAAGAATCACATTGAGGGAGGCTTCTGCGATTTTAGGCATCCACGAGCAATGTATCAGGCAGATGATGCAGCGGAAGGAAATCGACATCGGCTTTTGTGTGCCGACAGGCAAAAGGAACCATAACTATTACATCTTTCGGGAGAAGGTAATGAAGTTGGTCGGAAAGGGGAAAGAGTGAGAGTTTACACCAAAGGAACACTCCGTTGCGAGTTCATTCATCCGATTACCGATTATCCGACAGAGTACGGACATTATTGGGTGATCCGATTCAACGAAGAAACCGAAGAGATTGAAACCATCAAAAAAGTGGAGTTCGTTCCCATAGATGACGAGTATCCGTCAATGTATGACGGTTGGAATGATATGCAATACGAGGTCGAGCATCCGAGACCGCACATTTACTACTATTGGACGGAGGAATTAAAGCTGATATGAAAGACAGTATGAGCGACATCGTAATGGTCTGTTTGGGATTCTTGGGAATCCTTCTGATGATAGCCGGACTTCTGCTCTATATGGGCGGTTCCTCGATGAATACCAGGGCAATCATCATCGTGGGTGCGGTTCTTACTTGCGGAACAATTTTGTATGCAAATTACGGAGGAAATGAAAATGACGATTTTTGAAAAGTTGGCACAGATTCAACAGGAGTTAGTTGCACCGAAGGGGCAGAAGAACACCTTCGGAAATTATAATTATCGGTCTTGCGAAGATATTGAACACGCCGTAAAGCCGCTGCTGAAAAAGTACAATTCTACCATTGTAATGGACGGCGGTTCTATGAGTGTAGTCGAAGACCGAATTTATATGACGGTAAAGGTTATCTTCATCGACCTTGACACCGGCGATCAGTACATGACTTCGGCAACGGTCCGAGAGGAAGAAAGCAAAAAGGGAATGGATGCGACACAGGTTTCGGGTGCGTGTATTTCCTACGCAAGAAAGTACGCCCTTGCAGGTCTTTTGATGATTGACAATGAGAAGGATGCAGACACCGATTCTTACACCAAAAAGAAGAAGGATGCCGAAGAGGACGAGAAACACGCTGACGAGGTTGAGTTTGTTCAGAATGCGAAAATCTCCGAGGCGAAGGTTGGTGTTCTGAAAAAGATGTGTTCCACCGAATCGGTCAGCATCGAGAAGCTTTGTGAGGCATACAAGGTGAAGAGTCTTGAAGATTTGACCGAGAAGCATTTTCAGAACATCAATGCACATTGGGGCAAGGTGAAGGAGGTCTGCCATGCTTAAGTTCGACACGCAGACAAACACTTATTACCTGGAATGCGATTCTTGCCATTATCCGTTTGCGGTTGACCTTCCGGCGAGAATTGCCGAGGACGGCGTAATCGAAGATGACCTTTGCTTTGAGATTGACGGAAAACTGATGTGCCTCGATTGTCTGCGTGAATCCTTCGGAGGAAGTGCAAGGATGTTTTTAGATCAGGCGAAGAAACGGCGAAAGAAGGAGATTGAGAATGAACGCCACAGGCAGATTAGAGAGTGTATCAAAATCCATTAAGGGCAACGAGTATCTTGTCACCATAAGAACGGATTGCCTTCCCGAAGGATTGGAGAACAAGCTCCTCGACATTTCCCTGAAGGAACACAAGGAACACCGCAGCGCAGACGCTAACCGGTTGATGTGGGCGTGTTTGGGTGAGATAGCAAGAGCGAAAGAAGTCCTTCGTGATCCGTGGGAAGTGTATCTGTCGATGTTACGGAAGTACGGCAAATATACATACATTGTGGTAAAGCCTGAAGCGGTTGAAGCGGTCAAAAGACAATGGCGGGAGTGTGAAGTTGTCGGAGAGATAGACATTCACGGAACAAAGGGAGTGCAAATGCTTTGCTTCTACGGTTCCTCGACCTACAACACGAAGGAGATGTCAACGCTGATTGACGGCATCCTTGCAGATATGTCCGACCTTGGTCTGCAAAGACCGGCTTCGGGGGAAATAAAAAGAGCGTTGGAGGAATGGGAAAAACATCATGGAGCATAGCAAGAGTATTTTACAACAAGAAAAATGTTGTATGGTCTGCAAAACCACAAGGAACCTGGAAAGACATCATTGTTTCCTCGCTGCCCGAAGAAGGGCATCGGAGAAATGGGGGCTTTGGATTTGGTTATGTCACGATCATCATACAGGACGCAACGGAGTCCATTTTAATCGTGAATTTATGGAGGAGTTGCAGGAATACGCACAGACAGTATTCGAAAGCCTTTATGGTTTTGACGAGTTTATGAAGGAATTCGGAAAGAACTACAAAAGAGGTGATGCGGTTGAATGATGAATGGTACACACCAATGTCTGCGGTGGAACCAATCATTGAATATCTCAAACCGAATAGCAGAATCCTTTGTCCCTTTGATACGAAAGAAAGCAATTTTGTAAAAGCATTGAAAGAAAAAGGGTTTAAGGTGACGCACTCACACATTTCCGAAGGGATTGATTTTTTCAGACTTCCGAAACCTGATGTTGATTATATCGTAAGCAATCCACCATTTTCAAAATTTGATGAGATTTTGCAAAGGCTGTATGAGTGGAACATTCCATTTGCAATGGTTTGGACAACACAAAGATTATTTGATAGTCGGTTTCGGATGCGAATTTCCGAGGGGGGGTGGAAGTGTTGTTCCTTTATCCGAGGGTTGCGTTTATAAGCAAAGATGGCAAGAAAGGACAAAGACCGAATTTCCAAAGTTGTTATTGGTGCAGAGATGTTCTTCCGAAGCAGATTATGTTTGCGGATATTGGTGAAGAACAATGTGATGGACAAATAAAATTGAATTTTGAGAGGTTAAACAATGATTAACAAGTTGATTTTGATGGGACGGTTAACGAAGGATGTAGAAACGAGATACTCACAAGGGGCGAATGCTACGGCAATCTCCCGCACATCCATAGCAATAGACCGAAAGATTAAAAGAGAGAACGAGCCGGAGGCTGACTTCTTCAACCTTGTGGCATTCGGCAAGACGGCAGAATTCCTTGAAAAGTATTTCAAGAAGGGAATGAAGATTGCCATTGTCGGAAGAGTGGAAAACGACAATTACACCGACAAGGACGGAAAGAAGGTCTACGGAACACGCATAGTCGTGGAAGAATGCGAGTTTTGCGAGAGCAAGGACAAATCCTCCACCGAGGCACAGAAACCGCAAAATACGGCAAATAACGAAGTCAAGGAAGGATATATGAATGTTCCTGATGACGAAGAGCTTCCGTTCAATTGAGGAGGGCGCAAATGTACCTTCGGAGGAACAAATACAGAAACCATAGAATAACGGTCAATGACGAATCCTTTGATAGCAAGAAGGAGTTTCACAGATTTGTGGAATTGAAAATCCTTGAAGATGCGGGAGTCATTCGAAACCTTCAGCGACAAGTGAAGTATGAGTTGATTCCCGCACAGAGAGAGCCGGAGACGGTCAACCAAAGAGGAAGGATGATTCCAGGCAAGGTCATTGAGAGAGAAGTGGCGTATTATGCAGATTTCGTCTATGAGCAGAATGGCGAGATTGTTGTAGAGGACACCAAAGGAATCCGAACAGACGCATACATCATCAAAAGAAAACTGATGTTGCAGAGATACGGAATCCGAATCCGAGAGATTTAAGGAGGAAATGAAAATGAAACGAGGAGACCTTTTCCCGATGGTAGTCGGTCTTTTGATGGAGAATCCGAAATTGCGTGACGATGACAACCTTTTAGAGTCGGCGGTTTGCAGACGATATTCGCCGGAGTTCGATAGAATGAGCGCAGCCGAATTCGTTTCCCTTCGTGACGCAATGGGTTTTCCCTCTCGTGAATCCATCGGCAGAATCAGACGGTTGGCACAGGCACAGATTGACGAGCTGAAGGCTTCGGAAGAATGTCAGCGGAAACGGATCAAGTTGGAAGAGGAATGGAGGGATTTCACAAGAAATGGCTAAAGACAGTTTTGTACTTTACACAGAATGGGGCGAACAAGTAAACAAGCTGACCGATGAACAGGCTGGCATCTTGTTCAAGAATCTGTTTTTCCACAAGGGAGAAAAAGACCTTCTCCCGATGGAAGGAATGGCAGAGATGTGCTTCTCATTCTTCAAGAGTCAGATGGACCGAGATGCGACACGCTATGACGGAATCTGCGAGAAACGCAGAGAGGCAGGTCGCAAGGGTGGAAAAAGCAAAAGCAAGCAAATGCAAGCAAATGCTAATTTTGTTAAGCATTATGATAATGATAATGAATATGAATATGATAATGATAATGATAATGATGATGATGTAGAAAGAAAAAAAGAAAGAGACCGCTTGCTTGCTGAAGATGATTACGCCCTTCGTCATGAGGATGATGGAAAGAGATATTTCGAACCGAGGGTAAAGCTTGGATGGAAGAAGCCCTCCGGCGTAACAAGCACAGGACACGCACCATTGACACAGGAACAAAAGGAGTATTGGACGAACCGAGCGAAAGAATTTGCTAAAGCACATGGAATGGGGTGATTATCTTGTTTCTCGATAAGCATATAAGATGCCCTTACTACAAGCGAGTCGATATGAAGAATAATCGGATTGTATGCGAAGGCGTTGACGGCACCGTCAGCACCATGCAACAGTTCACAGACCGAGAGCAGATGAAATCCTTCGTGTTTTCCCGATGTGCGTCAGACTTCTGTCTGTGTTGCACTTGCCGAGGCATTCACGAATTTTACGAGGAGGAACCATGAACCATTTTTCGAAAGCGGTAAACGAAGTGGTAAAAAGAGCGAATCAGAACGCAGCTCGTTGCGTCTGCATTTGGGCAGCGTTGGCACTTCGGGAAGAAGGTCTTGAAGGAGGAGATATAAAGCGAATTCTTGAAAACATCCTGAAGTATTCGAAAACCACTTTAGGACAGAACGACATTGAGAACCAGGCAGAACACATCGAGAAGGTGACCGGTCTACGGATCAAGTGGAAGAATGACGATATCACCATCGAGGATTTGGAGGAATGGGATGAAGAAGATTAACTGTTGCTATGGATGCGAAGCAAGGGAAATCGGCTGCCATTCTTCGTGTGAGAAGTATCTGACGGAGAGATCTGCGCTTGATGCGGAAAAGAAGGAAAGAAGAGAACGACAGGAGAAGAAAAACGCAATATGGGAAACATACCTTCAAGGCTTGAAGAACATGAAGAATGTCAGAGCGAAGTACAACGAGCGAAACAAGCGAAAGTAATGATTGTAATCGAGGCGGTTGTTGTTATCTTCATCTTGGCATTCTGCTTTCGTCAGAGAACGCCGGAGATTACAGAGCCGACACCTTTACCAACGGCAACGGTTACGCCTTCGCCTTCACCGACCTTCACACCGTCACCGAGTCCGACAGTAACACCGACACCAACGCCTTCCCCGATTCCGTATGTGGTGAAGGAAGTTGACAAAGGACATCCGTTCAAACCATTCACAGGCTATTGGGCATACAACCTTAAAGGCAGCGCACAACATAAGTTGCAGAAAGTGGCAAGAACGGACGAGAGGACAGGAATCCGAGTTGTGACAGATCCGTATGGAGTCGAAAGATACTGTGTTGCGTTAGGAACATTTTGGGCGGGTGGTCATCCTGAACACATCGGGAGATGTTTGGATGTTGTTATGGTGAACGGAAGTGTTCTTCCCTGTGTGTTGGCTGATGTCAAACGGCAAGAGGACGCAAAGGGGAACAAATACGGACGGATAAACAATGATGTTTTAGAGTTCATAGTAGACGAGAGATATCTTCCTTCGGGAGTCTACGGAGATATGCAGAGAGCCGGAGCAGAGTTCGAAGGGGATGTCAAGGAAATGATAATTTATGATTTTTGGATAGAGGGATTTGGAAAATGAGAAAAGATAACCTGATTATTGATTGCTTCGCCGGAGGTGGTGGGGCAAGTGTAGGAATCGAGATGGCATTAGGACGAGGCGTTGATATCGCAATCAATCACGATCCAATGGCAATACTGATGCACAAGACGAATCACACCGAAACTTTACACTTGACCGAGGACATCTTCAAGGTAAACCTGAAAAAGTATGTAAAAGGGCGCAGAGTTGCGTTGATGTGGGCTTCTCCCGATTGCACGAGTCATTCCAGGGCGAAGGGAGGACAGCCGCGGGAAAGTGGTTTGCGAATTCTTCCTTGGGCGGTTTTCCGCCACGCAAAAGAGATTCTTCCTGAAGTCATCATCATGGAGAATGTCGCTGAAATTCAGGAGTGGGGACCGCTTGACGAGAACGGCAGACCGATTGAGTCAAGAAAAGGCGAGGACTACAAGAAGTTTATGAATGCGATGCGGTCCATCGGTTACGATTACGAAACGAAGGAGCTTGTCGCTGCGGACTACGGCGCACCGACCACAAGAAAAAGATGGTATGCGATTTTCCGAAGGGATGGCAGACCGATTGTCTTTCCCGCACCGACACACAACAAAACAGGTCCTTTACCGAAATGGAAGGAATGCGGAAACCTGATTGATTGGTCTGACTTGGGAAAGAGCATCTTCGACAGAAAGAAACCGCTTGCGGAAAAGACGCAGATCAGGATTGCAAATGGAGTCCGCAAGTTTATCCTTGAAAATCCGAATCCATATATCGTGAATGACAAACGAGCTGCGGCGTTCCTGATTCAGTACCATTCCGAAACAGGAAAGCGAGAAGTGCGAGGGCAAGGATTGGACGAACCGATAAAGACCATTGACACATCGAACCGCTACGGACTCGTCACCGCTTTTATCACGAAGTTTTACAAGACAGGCACAGGTCAGGGATGTGATGAGCCTCTGCATACCATAACAACGAGTCAGGGGCATTTCGGACTTGTTTCCGCATTCCTCGTCAAGTATTACGGCACCGGCGAAAGTGTTGTTGGGATAAACGAGCCTTGTCCGACAATCACCACGAAGGACCGTTTCGGCTTAACGAGTGTGATAGTCAAGATTAAAGGTCAGAAGTATGTAATCGAGGACATCTTTCTCCGAATGCTGAAACCTGAAGAGCTGAAGCTGATGCAAGGATTCCCGAAGGATTACATCATCGACAGGGATTATATGTGGCATCCTTATCCGGCGAAGGAACAGGTTGCCCGAATCGGAAATAGTGTGGTGCCGATCATGGCAGAAAAGCTCGTCAAGGCAAATTGTCCTTACCTGGTTATGGGCGAAAGAGCTTCGCTGCTGAATATCACCGGCGCAGAAACAAGCGGACAGTTGCGGTTCGCATAGAAAGGAGCAAACAATGAGCGTTGATTTATGGGCATGGCGTCCTTCCTGCGATGACGAAGGATGCTGCGGAGATTGCGATTTATGCCCGAAGGCAGAGGATGAATTAGACGAGGAAGTAGCCGAGGCAGAATTCAAGATAGATGTCAGACCTTGGTTGGAAGGAGAAGAAGATGAACAGACGGACGCATGAAGAGATGAAGGCATATGTTGATGGATATTGTGATGCGGTTTCGCAATTCTGCGAGTGCATCCGCAAGGCAGACAACATCAATGATGCGGTTGCGAAGATGAATGTATATGTGAAAGTGGTGAATGCGGTCATCGAAAAGCCGGAGAACCTTCGATTGGCAATTAACCTTGTCGAGAAGAATGAGGAAGGAGCAGAGGAATGAAGAAACGGATTAAGGCACATATCCGAAAGAATTGCCGTAAATGTGGAACACTCCTCGTCAACAAGCCGGAGTATGGTGCGGTATGCCCAAAGTGTGGATGGTGCAGAGGATGGTGGACGGACAAGGATGAGGTTGCAACAAAGTTGCAAGTTAGTTGCAAGGAA